CATACATAACTTTATTTGTTTCGTAATCTAATTCAGTTCTTTTAATTGTTTTGTTACCTCTAGTAAGGGTAATCATTTTTTGATTTGATAATACTAATTTAACCATTTTATTCTCCTATTTAATTTTGATGTAAGGGCGATTTCTCGCCCTCACAAAGTATCATACTATTGGATAGATGAATCGTAATGTAATTCAATTCCGTAAGAGTCATGGATTTCTCCAACACCATATACAGAAGTTGCAACGATTTCGTCTGCTCTAAGAGAAGCATCTCTTTGAGTTTCCACTTTAACATCTTGCATCATAGCGATTGCTAATGCGTCTTTGTGGAACGCACCACCTTTATAATCACCAGCTGTTCCTGTATTTGCTAAATTTGAAGTTTCAAATACATTCATACCAGCTAATTTACCAACAAAGCCTGATCTTAGTGCTTCGTTAGAACTTTCTGTGTCTAAACCAGCAAAAGTATTAGTCATGCCAGATTTTAGGTCATAAGCGATTTTAGGGTGTAGAACAACTGCACATTCATTAGTCGGTAAAGAACTTGCTCTTAAAGTTGAAAGAGCATTAAAGATTACAGCTGGAGAAATAGCACCTGTGCCATCTCCTAATGCAGTTGAAAAGCCATCAAACAATACAGTTAAATCTGCGTCTTGTTTTCTTGCTAATCCCTCTCCAAACAATTTACCAATATCTCCAGCAACATTTCTTGGTGCTGAGTTTCTTGCTAAATCAGTTAGAGTAGTCATAACACCAACTTCTGATGCTGTAATAGTAACAGATGTTGGGTTGATTGCTGTGTTAGAAAGATCAGTTGCTTCTGCTACTGCTGATGCACTAACTTGTGCATAGACAGGAACTTCAACTGCTTTTCCACCACCTGTGATCGCATAGTTTTTAACTAAGTTTCTCATGATGGATTTTTCAGATGCTACGAATTGAGCTTCTGCTACTATCTCTGTGTATAGTTCCGATAGTGTAGAACTTGTGCTTTCGTTTGCCATGTTATTATCCTATTAAGTTTATTTATTGTTTAAATTAATCTCAACAGCACCAGAATCTCTTTTTTTCCTATATTCTGCATAGGCTTTTTTATCCTCTGGTTTTGTTAAGTCTAAGTCCTGTAATGAAAAGGGTTTTACAGTTTTACCACCGATAGCACTCTGGCTTCCTGAACCAGACAAAGACCCTTGACGGAAATGTGGGTTAGCATCTAAAAACTCTTTAACTCTATCTTCTATCGTTAATAGTTCTCCTTGTGGATTATATCTTACATTAGAATTATTATCAACTATTTCTATTCTACCATCATCATTGTACTTAACTTCGTTTTTTAACAAAGATACTACTTGCTGTGCGTTAATAGATTTTTCTTTATTAGCAATAGATAAAATAGAATTATCAACCTTTTCTTTTTTAATTTGTTCTTTAACCTTTTGTAATTCTGAATCTTTTTCAGATAGTCTATCTTGCATAATCTTTTCAATATCTGCTTTAGACTTGGCTTCTTTTAGTTGCTGTTCTTTTAAAAGTTCATTCTTTTTATTTTCTTCTTCTTGAAGAATTTTTTGATTTTTTTGTTTCTCAGCTTCAAGTCTTGTTTTGATTATATTATCTATTTGTTCTTGTGTAAAAGTTTTTTGGTCTGGTACTTCTACTTTTACTTCTTCTTTTGGTGCTTCTGTTTGTTCATTTGTCGGTTGAACTACCTTTGTTTCTTGCGTCATAAGACTCCTGTTTAGTTTATATTATTAGTTCTCCAGCTTCGTCATACCAATCAGGATTGACATAACTCCATTGGTGTCTGCAATTATAACCCCCACGAACTATTAAAGGGTTACCACCTTTTTTACCTTTCCAACTTGTACTAGACCAAAGTTTATTTACTTCGTCAATAGTAAAAAGTCCACCTTTTCGCTTATCATATACTCCACTTACTACGTTTCTGCAAATTCTTCTTGTAGTAGGTATTATATCCCCATAATACTTAACATAAGTTAAACCAGCGTCTTGCGATTTATTGAAGTTTAATGTTGAATCAAAATCTCTTAATGAATCGTTTAATATCTGACCAGCATATCTTTTCATGTTTTCTCCAGCACGATCTCTAGCAAATTTAGATTGTAGAGTTTGAACTGATTTATCTACTTGTGCTTTTTTAGATTTATTAAATTTGTTTCTATTAATGTACGCTATTAGTTTTTGTGCCTCTACATCATCAGCACTAGCATAAATACCATTAATTGTTTGTCTTAATTCTTTTTCTAATACAGTAAATTCACTACCTAATAATGTGTTTGTATAAACTTTTTCTGCTAATCTTCTAGTAAATGTATTTGCTACATCTTTGAACTGTGTGAAATATTGTTGTTTAAGATTTTGTATTAATGCTAAATCTCCTTTAGTAATTTCTTGAAAAGCTAAAGGAATGTTACCAATTCTTTTGAAAGTTTTTTCTATTCTTTTTGCTTGTTTGTTAAAACCTTGTCTAACAACTGTATCTGACCATGCTAAATATTCTCTTTCAAGAATAGCTTTTATTTGTGGTCTTATAGCAATAGCTGATTGTAGTTCAATTAATTTACCATCTGTTAATGGTAATTTACTAACAAGAGATACAACTTCTCTTTCTATTCTATCTAAAGTTTTTATTAAAGATTTATAGTATTCTGCTTCAGCAAGTTCTATTTGTTTAATTCTGTAAAGTGTTGAATCTTTTACTATATCTGACATTCATTAAATTTCCTCTTGCTCTACTTCTTGATCTTCTGCTACTACTTCGTCTTGTGTAAATTCTCCAACTTCTGATTTAGCATCTATCTCGTCAAATATTTCATTTAGCTTTTTATCATCATCTACTACTGCTCTTGCAATTTCTTTGTCAACTTCTTTTGCAAATGTAGGAGAACCAATGTTAAGTGATTTTGCTTGTTGGAAGTACATAAGATCACTTGCATAATCTCTAATGTTAAATGAATCAGGGTAATTAATTTCTCCATCAAAATTAGCATTTTGAAATAAAGCATATAAATTAAATAACTGTTCTTCTGCTATTTGTAAGTTGTCAGCTTTTTCTGATAGTCTTGCATTTAATAATTCAAATTCTGTTTGTAATGCAACACCAGAAGTTATGCCTGTTTTTTGTGTTCTAACTGCACCTGTATGTGCAATTCTATTGATAGAATTAACTTTGTTATTTATAGATTCCATAATAGCTTGTAAGTTTTGACCAGATGGTTGTAGTAAGTATGGTTTTAAGTTTGGTTCCATTTCATCAGGCATTTCAATTACTGCACCAGCACCAGCACTAGCATTAACACTTGGAGTCTTAACTAATGATGGGTGGTTTGTTAATCTGATTAATTGTTCCATTTCAGAATATTCATTATAAATAGATTTTTGTAAGTCAGCTATGTCAGTTAAATCTGATTGTCCAATTCCTCTTTTATGAGATTTAGAATTATATAAAATAACTGCTGGTATTTTGCCAATCGCATTAGGAACAGAATCAAGCAATACAGGTTCTGATCTTTCTTCCATATAAATAGTATCTATTCTATCAAGATACCAAATACGCATATAAGTTCCACCATGTCTATCAACTTCTTCTCTAATTTTTAAATAGTTTAATTCATACTTACCATTTGGTTGTCTTTTAAAATTCCAATCTAAAACATTCTCTGGTGTAACGATTGATAAATAAGGTCTAATATTTTGTGTTAATTCTTCTGCTTGTGTGTTTGTATTAATATTAGGCTTATCTAAAATCATAAAACAATGACCATAAATAGACGCATAGTTTTGAGCCTGTTTAATTACAGAGTTTAAATTATTACCCTCTAAATCAGCATCTTTTAAAAATGATTCTAAACTAGCCTCATCTTGCATAGAAGCAAAATCTCTACTCGGTCTAACTCTAAATAAAAATGATGAATAAATTTGTATAATATTTTTACAATGATTATCACATGGAGTATTTGCTAATCTTTGATTAAACTCGTTATCTAATTCAAGATTATATCTGTTTAAATATTGTCCTATCATATAGTCATAGCCACCATTATATGATCTAATATAATATTCCCAATTATTGATAGTTTCAGAATAGTCTTTGTGGGTTTCTATTGCTTTATCTCTTGTGTATGCCATAACTATTTAATTGCCCATCTTGTTGGTCTAGAAAATACTGCTTGAGTAGTAAGAGGTTTTAAATAGTCAATCATATATCCAAGTGCGTCATTCATGTGATCAAATCCATCTTCCTTATCAGGTATATTTGTATTCTCTTTGTATATTTGTCTTTGTAAACCTTTTATCAGCGTTTTGCAAGAATGTGAAACAAAAATATGTCTATTACCATTTGAATCTTTAAGTTTGCCATTAACAGCATTTATCCTATCTCTGACAGCTGGGTGTTTAAATTTACATTTAACTTTAAATCCAGCATTTTGAAGAATACTTAAATCAGTTCTACCACCAGCAGATGTCTTTCTTTGTCTTGAAGCTGGGTCAGGATAAATAAAAATAGGTATCTTTGTTCCATATCTATTTCTTATTTCTTCTACCATTTCATCAGTATTACTAGAATAAATAATAACTTCATCTAAAAAATAAATTTTATCTTTTTCTATTTGTCCTACACAAGCTGACATGGGATCCACATTAAAATCCATGCCTATGTGTAAAGGTTTAGTCCAATCTATTTCTTTTTTAACTACACTTTCAACAGGGTGAAAATTATAATAAACACTTCCAGCATAGTTTTCAAATGTACCCTCAAATTCTTGTCTAAAGGTTCTTATATCAATATCTTGCTTAGCTTGTTCTATTTCTTCTTCTGATACCATACCACCTTGTAAGGTAGTAAATTGGAAGCTATCCCATTCCTTGTCGCCCTGTTGCCCTTTAAGGTACATTCTATAAGACCAATTACCATAGCCTTTTGGAGAACCACACATTAATACATCTCCCTCGGTATCAGATACAGATGCTCTTAATACCTCTGTCCAAGCTTTTTCTTCTATATCTGCAAATTCGTCTAATATAAGAAAGTCTAATCCTACTCCTCTTAAACTATCATAAGCATCACAACCTTTTAATGATATTTTACTGCCTGTTTTTTTAATAGTAATAGTCATATTAGATTCATTAATATTTTCTATCCAGTTAAATTCTGATAACATTTCTTTAAGTTTAGACCAAGCAATCTCTTTAGCCATTTTAAATGTAGGTGCTACATACCATATTTTTTTATTAACTTGAGTAGCATATTTCATCATTTCAGTAATACATAAATAGGTTTTACCAAATCTACGACCTGATATTAAAACTCTAAATCTAGATTTACTAGTTGAAACTTTATGCTGGGGTTTTGTCAGGGTTATGTTCATTACAGAAATAAGTAATATATAATTTTTCCTTGTTAAATTTTTCTTCAAGTTTATTAGTTACTTGAATTGTTGCAACTGCACCAGCTTTGGTACATTCTGTCCATGAATTATAAACTTTATCATGTACTACAGGAGTATTACACATTCCTGTAATTGCAGAACATATTGCATAAGCTAATATAAATTTCATTAGCTTAATGGGTTTTTAGATGCTTCTTTTAACTCTTGTATCTCTANCTTTAAAACTTCTATTTCTTTTTGTAATATTTTAATAGCAGAATTATCATGAACATGATCGTTATTATGACCATGTGTTTTAAGTTTTTCTTTAATCACAGCAATATCTGTGTTGTTATCTGTTATTGTAAATCCATTAGTTTCTATTGCTAGTCTATTAGATTCTACTAATTCAACTGATGCAATATCTATTGACTTTGAGGCTTCCGTTAATTGATTAACTCTTAATTCCATTTTTGCAAACTTACTAAATCCTACACCTATTGAAGATATAAGCCCAATAACTACAACAATATTTGTAAGATTTTTTTTTATTTCATTAACCATTCTTTAACTCCTGTAATTCTAAAAGTAATAGCCTTTTTTTAGACTTAATTTCATTTAGTTTTTTAATCTTAACTTCCATTATATCATTAGCAGTATATTTAACTAAATCAACATTTGCATATATAGACCTATTATCAAATATCTCGATCTGTTTCAAATAAATATCTTTAGGCTTATAAAACTCCACATTGTTGTAAGCTACTAATGAAGCCTGATCGCTTTGCATAGCATCTAGTTTTATAATGTTTTTAATAGTCAAGTTCTTAGCACTATCTTTTATCTGTTCATCTACCTTAGCCATAATCTTATCTATCTTTGGCTTTTTAGTTTTCTTCTTTGATACCTTTGTTTTAATCTCTTTTTCTGGTGCTTCTTCTTTAGCTTCTTGTGGTGCTTCCTCAATAACTTCTTCCTCTTTAGTTTTTTCTGTAATCTGCTCTGGTTCTTCCTCAATTATTTCTTCTGGCATTTCCTCTTTAGCCTCTTTAATTATTTCTTCTGTGATAACTTCTTCTTCTGGCTTTTCTTCAATAATTTCTTTTACAGCTTCAGGCATTTCTTCTATAATCTCAGGCTCTTTTTCAGGCATAGTTATTATCTCAATAAATTCTTTGATCTCTATTTCTTCTTCCACTAATTCCATAGTCATAGGCTCATTAAAAAATTCTATAACTTCAAACTTTTCTTCAAATTGTAAATCTTCTTCTGGTTTAAACTCAGTAAATAAATCAATTAATTCTTGCTCTACTAATTCTTCTATATCTGGAGAATAGGTATAATCAATAATAAGTGATGGGTTTTTTAAATCAGCACCATAGTGTCCTGTAGTATTAGGAACAGAAAATTCATATTTTAAACTAACATCATAATCTTGAGCAGTATTAGAATTAAATATCATAGTATCTGTCATAGTGCCATAACCACAACCATTAAAGGTAGCACAATTCCCTGATAATATTCTATTCTGTGTTAATATATTTCCACTATCGTCTGTTGTTTTAATAGTTTGTGTAACTGATTGTGAATTATTATTCCAAAACCAAACTTCTGATGAACCTATTATTTCAAATCCGTTGTTTAGTGAACCTTTATTTACATTAGAATCATTTAAAGAAATACTATCAGATTCTACATACTTACCATTTACTCCAGCTATTGTACTATTACCATGTTTAGTATTTATGTTTGTGCCTGACCAACCAGAAGTAAAATCTTGTGAAACTAAATTATTTGTTGTTTCTGCTAAAGAAGTTGTAAGGGTTAAGAGCATCAGCCCACTTATTAGAAAGATAATTCGCATATGCAAATCCTATTATTATTGTTATTATCCAAATCATTATTGCCTTACTGAATCTATAAAATTATAAACTCTACCAAATTGTTTATCAATACTTATTAAATCTTGTTGTATCATATTAACTAAAATTTGTAATTCCATTAATGTAACTAATGTCCATGTTGCTAAACCTAATAGAATTGTACCTAGTAAGCCTATTAACATTGTATTAGTTTTTCTTGTCATTTAGTGTGTAGTTCTAATTTTTTAGCTTCTGCTTTATTAATCCTCTTATCAATCTTTTCTCTTTTTTTAATTCGTTTTACATAAGTTTCATAATCTGGTCTTTCAAATTCATATTTATTCCATATTGCTAGTGCTTCTTTACCAATCTTTCCATCTACTGGACAAGGAGTTCCAGCGTTAATCATAGCTTCAAATACTCGTTCATCTTGACACAATAAAGCCACACTTCCTACTTTCATTCCAAAGTCATATAATACTTTTGCTAATTTAATTCTTTCACAGTTCATATCTCTATTAGTCTTTCCACCTGAAAAGCCTGTACCAAATGTTTGAATACCTACTGATACTCCTGTTGCACAAACATCTTGTGATTGAGCAGAGAATGATGGTGCAGATGCTGAGTTGGGTGCAGATTTTACATTAGAATGATTGGTAGAGTTTGATGTAGTGCTTGATGATGAACCTGATTGATAGGTTGTACTAGATTCTG